GGTACTTGCATGAGGTGGTGGCCTTGGCCACGCCCAACTGCCCGGGCCAGGCCCTCCATGTCCAAGCACATGGCAAGAAGGCAACCATGTACTCCCTCAGTGCCACCTGAGGAGCGCGTCGACGGTATGTTGACGTCACACTAGCAGGCCCTGCCAGGGGCGCGCACGCGTAACATGTCGGAGGGACGCAACGTATGTTGCTGTGTGAGCTCCCTTTTAAGCCCCTGACCATAGCCGGGGTCACCCTTTTCCACGGGGCAGGTGTTTTGTGAAAAGCCAAACTCACATCAGTCTTCCGTCTCCCTCGAGACTGCTATCGCAACGTCAACAATTTGTCCGCCTCAGATGTGGGCATCCCAGTAGACCTCATAAAGGCCTGGATCAGCTTCGACCCAACGAGAAGGTGGTGGCATTTCCTGGACAACCGCAGGAAATTGAACAAGACGGTTGGGAAAACTCCCCTCAGCCGCCACCTGACGTTCGACAGACCAGCCAAACGCTCTCTCGAAGCTCAGTCTCGCGTCCAGCGAGACAGGGATGACATCTTCCTCCTCCGCAAGCCAAGCCCCGACCACAAAATAGTCGGAAAGTGCGTCCACAGGCACTTTCTTCCGGTGTTCCGTCTGCTTGAGGACAGAGAGGGCGGCCTCCTGGAGAACAGGCATGCCACGAGCCAAAGAAAGCTCGCAACGTGCCACCCCATTTAGCCATCTGCGACCAAACACAGGTTCGCGAAGCCACCTGTGGCTGGCGTATGCCCCCGAAAGGACAGACTCTGGTTCCCTACACATGGTCCAACCCAAACCACGTCCAAGGAAAACAGGCGCAGACCGTCCAAAGCGGACGCCCTCAATGTACGACACTGGCTTTTCTAACGTCATCTCGTGACCAGAAAGGTCGAGCACCCTCTGTGCGAAATTGTGGATCACCGGCCCTGCGTCCGCACGCTCCAGGAAAACAAGGGCATTGTCACCGTCCACCAAGAGGTCAAACTTGATGGAAAGTGGTGATAACGCGGCGCAAAGTGTTGCCAGCATGATCAGCGTGTTGCCCATGCCCGTGTTAAAGTCACCACTAGCCCTCCCACCTGGTCGGTGAAATTTCGCTCCAGAGGGGGTCACGCCACGGAAAACCTGGCGTGACAAGAGGTCAGCCAACTCCTTGCTGCCTGAGTAAGCAGCAAGGTAGACAGACCTCTCCCCTTCCAACTGGCCCTGACTGACGTGGGCTTCGAAAGCCTTGCCGTCGGCCTCAAAGCAGACGCAATCCCGAAACTCACCGAACTTTCGTACGATGAGATTGGCACGCCGCTTTGGAGAAAGACCCTTACCCACAACCCTGGTGTTCGACCCACCGAAAACCCGTCGAGCAGTGAGATAACCCCACAACCAGTGCTCGAAAGGTTTAAGAAAAGAAGCCACGCACAAGTTATACCTAGGTGATCGAGGAAAAATCATCCTAGGCTTGGCGTCCTTTTGCGAACCAAGCTTCTCTGCTTTTACGAATGCCCTAAGAACGACGTCCCGACTGGAAATCGGACCGTCCTCCCTCAAAGAAGCTTCCGCATCGATGTATCTACGGCGAAGAGAACCACTGTAAGATTTCGCCGTTTCCAGGTGAGACCATCTTTGCCCGTCGTACGCCCTTGCAACCCTGCACAACAGCCCAAACTGTCGCCTGAGTTCACCGCCAAGAGGAGCGTCCGCCGGGTGTGGCGTTGGTCCCAGAGATCGCAGGGCCAAAGCAGCGATCTCGTTGTGTGCGCAGTTTGCATGAACAGCCGGCAGCCAAGTGCCCGCAACACCGGAAGTCCATGCAACCCACATCTGGCGCCTCTGGGTAGCCTCACAGGCCAGCTCCACACGTCCAACCTCCAAGGAGGTACCAGCGCCAAGGCAAGACAAG